AGACGGCCACCATCAGCGCGAACTCAGTCTTTCTGCTCACTATGGGTACGTTCTTGCCTTTGTCGGGTATATGCACACGCCGACCCTCTTTATGCTTTTACTTCTTCAACATCTTTCCAAGCAACCCTGACCCGCTGATTTCTTTTGTGATCTTTTCAGCACTGCGGCCAATGACGTAGCCGCCAAGTCCCAGCTTGATCAGGCCGAACAAAGATAGTACCGCTTCTTCTGACAGGTTTTCAGGTGTGTATCCGAACCAATATGCGCCCACGAGAAAGCTAAACCAAACCATTGTCAAAGGTCGCCAGTTGCGCTGCAACCATGACTCGCCCTTTGCCTCTGCCTGCACAGCCTGGCCGCGAACCTCTAGCCGGGTCTGCTCTAGTTGCGCCTCAATTTCGCGTATCTTGACAGCGGCTTGTGGGTCAGACTTAATTGCAGCAGCTACGGCGTCGGGAGTGTTGTCTACGCCGAGCGCACTGGCAAGCATTGACCCAACTGCGCCACCAGCAGGCCCGGCAAGCATTGACCCTGCCATGGGTGCAACAGAGCCTACAACGTCTTTTATCTTATCCCATGCGCTCATAGTCAGCCCGCCTTCAGCGACTGAACAGCCGCGATTAAACTTGTGTACTTGCCGCTAATGCGACCCCATGTTGCAGGCGAGCCCATTAACTTATTGGGCCGCACGCCAAGGTGAAACATGACCTGCTCTTGGCCTTGGTTGTTACGGGTGTCCGAGTAGACGCCAATGCCAGTAAATCCGATCCCCTCAGCTTCATATACTACCGCTTCAGCCTGCGCCCGGTTATAGACTCCGCTGACAAAACAATCAACCGCTAGCACTTCGCCCCAGTGGTCAATGTTATGCTCTGACATCTTGCCCACGCCAAGGTTGCGGCCAAGGGCGTACTCGCTTAGCGAGATCTCGATAGGACTGCCCAGTTTGAAGCGGAGAACGTCTAGCATGGTTATAAGTCGCGCGCTCATGTCGTCTGACCACTCACGGAACTCTTCTTGAGTGAAATGTTGTGCGTAGATCATATAACCGTCCCGACCAAATTAGTCAATGAAGGCAGACACTTGGCGGTGTTCTGCCTTTTTGCTTTAGGGCATATCGAAAACAATAGGTTTCGGCTTAGGCCATGAAGCTGATTCCGTCTAGGAACGCAAGCTCCCCGTTGGCACCGTAGCCCGCAAGCTCAACTGTTCCACTTGCGTTTACTAGCATAGTTTGAGGCTGTCCCGCTATAGGTGCAACAAAGCCTACGCCCTTAGAAGGCCGGGACCCAAATGGTAGCGTAAAGCATACTGTGCTGGAGCCTGAGAACCTACGAACACAGCCCTCAAGATGGACTCTGCCGTTATGGTCTTTGAAATAAGCAGCATCTTTGTAGGAACTACTCCCATTAGTCCATCCACTTGCAAAGCTTGGAGAGGTAGGCCCGGTCTGGTTGACGCCAATGTAAATCCTGGCAAGCGACGGGCTTGTAAGGTCGCTTAGATTGCTGGACTCGTTCAGATATCGACCGTCTGACTCGGTCTTGGTGTATGCGTCAACCTGCCCGGAATTGGAAAGCGCGTCAGACTCTGCCTTGGAATACACGTCAAGATTTGATCTTGCGCCTGTCGCCGTTGTAGAGCCTGTGCCACCCTCCGTGATTGCCAGCGTGCCCGAGGACTCGCTGCCCGCATTAAACGAGAACGTGAAGGGACCGTATATCTCTGGCCCGCATTTATAGCGGAAGGTGTAGAGCCCAGGCGCTATCGGATCAATGACTGACACCGAGCCGCAGCCGCTAACCGTAAGCTCTAAGGTCGGGTCGCCAGAATCGAAGGCAGACCCATCAACAGAAGGTATGACAGGCTGGCTTGGCGGGCCGTTGAAGATTGATATGTGAAATGGCTGACCGCTATCGTAACTGGTGCGGGACACTGAAAAGGACGTTTTGTATGGCAAGTGCCATGCGGTAGGCGCGGCCTGCTTATAAAGCGTGTCCAGATTAACCGCATGATCCTGTCCAGAACCTGCAAAATACTGAAAACTCCAGTTGTCCGCTTTGTTGATAATGCCGTCAATCAGATCGTCTGGGTTGTACCATGATTCATAGTTTTTAACGCGAAGCTTTGCAAAGAACGGGTCAACCGAATTATCAACGAGCCGGGTGATGGCATAGCCGCACTGTAGAATTTTACCGAAAGTGGCCGGGTGCAGGCCGTCCGGACCCATAAGGCCAAGTCTTGCGATTTTCCAATAATCAATGTCTAGCCGGTGATCAACTTCCGGAAGCGTCGCGATGTAAGCATAAAGCTCTTCGCCGTCAATGAAATTTGACTGAATCGTGGAGTCTATCAAGTCGTCAAGAATCTCAGAGCAGAATGCGCCTGCAAGAATCCCTGACAACCTCCTTTTCATGAAGTAGGGAATTACATCGCGGTTTCTCAGGCTTGCAAACGTGGCGTTTACTCGGTCGTAGCAAACCTGCTCAGCGTGACACAGCTTAGCATTTGGGAGAGCGCTTCGCAGGGCACCGTAGAATGCGGCGGCATCCGCCTTAATATCAGCTAGAGATCGGCCATTCTCATTGGCAAGTACATCAACGACGCCGAACGCACAGATGACAACATCAGGATTCTCGGCGATTAGCGCATCTCTCGCTGTACTTCCGTCGAAAGCGTTGGTGTCTGTGCTGGCTTCAAGAAACGTGAAAGAGTTGCGGGCGTAGTTCACAACCCGGCAGTGGCCGCCTGAATTATTAATGTATTTTTCGAGCAATGACGGCCATGCGTGTTCTGCAAGTGCGTTCTCGGTTGACAGAGAATCGCCAATGACTGCGATTTTGAACGGGGAGACTGTTGACGAGTTCGACGATAGCGCGGTTCTGGTGACGCCAAACCGGTCCACCCATGTGGCACTAGGCCCGTTAATAGCCTTGTCAAAGTTCTGCGCATTGTCCGAAAGATCGCGCGCATCAGTGGAGCCAATCGGGTTGCCGGTGTTGTAGGCCATGTTCTTAATCCCTATATAAATTCAGTTGGATATATTTTAGCACACTAAACGGGAGCAGGATTATTGTCGTCTGCGTACACCCTAACGTCATAATTTACAGCCGAAACTGAGACTTCAAGCGGTCCGCTTGGTGTAATTTCTGTAATAAGCGCTGGGAAGTGCCAGCGTTCTGTAGTGCCAAAGTATATGTGCGTAGCTTCCTGTGTAGCCGGCAACACTGCAGGCCACGGCTCAGGTATGGCTACGAGTATGGTGTATTCGTCCGGGCCTTCTGTAGCCGTAAACGGACCTATAGCGTTTCCGTCTTGATCCCGATATGCGACAACGTGAGTTTTGCCGGATTCAAACACCATAGGCTCTGAAACCGTTATTCTGTCTGCGCTGATCGACTGAAGAATTGAAACCTTGCCATAGCCTGGGACATCATCTAGCAGCGGCACGTATGACAGATACTGACTATTTAACGCATCAAGCTCGGTTCCAAACTCATAGTTCCAGCGCCGATAACGCAAGGCTCTGCGCCTGCGCATACCGATACGCCACGCCCTTGTTCTGTCTGTTACTCCGTCCAGTTTAATCTTGTCCAGCTTCTGCCCGATGTCACCCGGCAAGAACGCTTGCACGGTTTCTGTAGTCCACGTGTTGCCGTCAATGTACTCAACCTCTACGCCGTCTGACTCATCAACTTGGCGACCCTGAAACGTGCGCTGTAAGTCGCCTGTCATGTTTTCGGGGCTGTAGCCTTGCTCAAACACAGTGCGGGGTTCATCCCGTACCGGAGTAATCACGCCTGTTTCAAGCGTTGGCTCTGCAAAGCCTGCCCGTAATATTTTGTCTATCGCATCCTTCGCGGTTGTGTCGCTAAACACATAATCAAAGGTATCGCCACGCGGTGTCCATATAGCCTGGTAGCGCTCAAATTCTGCGAGGTCTAGCTGGTCATCTTCATAGCCTAACGACTTGGCGACGTAACAGGCAGCGGCGCTAATGTCGCGGGTGGCAACAGGCGCTGTAAATGTACCCCCGCTAATCACTGGAAGCTTGCGCGTTGCCTCAATGTTAATGCGGTTGTTTGATTGGCTGGCGATTTCATCAGACCCGACAATGGTGACGGCCATGGTTGTGATGTCTGCATAACTTGAAACCGTTGGCAGCTTTGCCCGTAGTGCGGTTAGCTCAATTCTGTCAAGAGATGTAATGGCCACATCCTCGGCACCAACACGGCCAACTCTCACCTCTGGGCGTATTGCGCTTGGCAGGGTAATGGCAAAGGTAAAGCCTAACTGATCGCGGGTAGCCCCTGAAACAACAAAGGTCTGCTCTGTAAATGTAACGCTGCCCACTTCGCGCCACTCAATTGATATAGCTCGGCTGCGGCTGTTGATTGTTTCGCCGTCAATCGTGCCAAGTCCTTGTGGGCAAAATATATCAATTTCAATATCTGAGGTTGCCTCACCCTGGGGAACTGCGGTATATGGACCGGCGCGGTTTGTTGTTGAAGTTGCAGCGTCCCAAAGAATCTCAACAGTTAAACTTGAGGTAGGCAACACGGTCCAGTCTGGGTCGTCAGATCCATTAGACAATATTCGTTTTACATCAATCACAGAGCCGGCAATGGCTGTCAGCTCGTATTTTGTGCCGGCCTTATCAATCGACATGACGCCAGCGCCAGCGGTTGCCGTTGTAATTGGCGAGCCGCCCGTGGTCTCTAGCGTGATTTCATCTTCGGCACCGTTAATTGTTGTTACAACATACGTCCCGTTGACGTTGACGTTTGATTCTACGTTAACAGTCATTCCGGCCAGTAGATGCTGGAAAGCGCCCGTAAACACGTCAGCACTTGCGCCGCCGTCAGTCACTGTTATGGATTGCGATAAAGTTATAGACCCATCAAGACCAACAGACCAAAAGGCGTTAACGGTTACGCCCGATAACTGAACGCCTGAAGCCGTAGCAGATCCGCTGTAGGTTCTTTCGTCAAAGGTAATACCTTTCAACCGGATACCGGACGCGCCAGTAGTTGCGCCTACTTCTGGCGACTGAAACCAGTTTTCATAATTAGCCACACCTGAAACGTCAGCGCCAGGAGGGAAAAGCGTAAAAGTTGCGCCGTCAATATCAGATATAGGTGTTTCGCCTATTTTTACTGTGTCCGCGTTTATTTCGTACTCACCCACGCCGACCGCAAGCATTAGCCGAATAACCTGTGTGGTTCTATCCTCATAAAAAGTGCGAGGCTGGTTGAGGTAATCAGGGTATCGAATGTAATATCCTAAAAGCTCAGGAACGCCTTGCCCTAGTCTAGCCTCGTTTGCATTTGCCGATGCCGGGTCAAGGCTTGACCCTTGATTCCCTTGGCCTTGCCGAGTAGGAATATCAGGTGACAAAAACTTAACTGCTGCAACAGAAAGAGCAACCGTAATGGCCGCATAAATTGCAATTGTTACAGGGTCAACGCCATGCGGCACCACTCGAAACTCAATATTATCTTTTTTGCCAATAACAACGGCATTCCAATGTACCGGCTTTAAAACAACCCCGTTAACGCTGCAATACATCGGCTGAGTTTTGGCTCGCTTATAATTAGGCGTTTTGCCTTTA